TTCTTCCTTTGTAGTCATAATCAAATACATGTGGTTCAAATTGTTTTATTCCCATTCTATTATATTAGTAAATTTCTATTCCGCCTTAACTTTTGTTTGTCCGGCATCAGTAATTTTAATATTAAAACTTGCAGTACAACCACTGCCTCCCATTGTTCCCGCTCCTGAAATTGCTACTTCGTCATCTTTTCTATTTACTGTTTGACCATTTTCTTTTGTTTTTGAAGCAGTAGAGGATATTGTTCCTGAAGCAGGATTTGTTAAAGCACACCCTGTAGAAGAAGTACTACCAGACGCAATAGTAATAGATATTCCCCCTGAGTAAATACCAGATCCACCAGATTTTACTTTAGAAGAAGGACTACTATTTATGGTTATATTCGGAGAACCCCCTAATGTATCTTGTAAGGTCATACCATCAACTGCTATTTCTTTTAAAGCCATATCCTTTACTTATCCACCGTTAAGTTTCCGTTAACATCTATTTGTCCAGAACTTTTACATTCAATAGTTCCTTCTCCTTCTATTTTATATGTTCCATCATCATTTAGTTCAAAAGAAAGGTTATCATTATATATTTTCATTTCTTGATCTTTAGAATAAATATATATTTGACCATCTGCAGAAATAAAAATATAAGATCCATTGTTATTATAAAATCCTTTATCTCCTGTATCTGTATTCCAAAATAATATAGATCCATCAGCTACATAATAAAATTTTAAGTTAGGATATGTTGTATTTAAAGACTCTGCTATATTTCCTAGTTCATCTTCTATAGTAGAATAATCAAAAAACCCATCTATAAAACTTCCACATAAGTAATATCCATTTTTAAAATATTTATCTGTATAAAATATCCAAACTTTATCTCCTATCTCAGGACTAACATAACTAAACTGGGAAGAGCTCATACCTAATTGTACAAAAGGTCTTATCCAGGGAAGAAGTGAGTCTTTTATATCATTCATCTGTGGAAGAATTTTAACTTTTATTCTTCCTAGTTTTTTTCCATCATCACTATTTTGATCATCGTTATCTATTACTTCTGCATAATATAGTTTTAATTCAAACATTTCTTTAATCCTCTCTACGAAATAAGTTTTTCTTTTATTGAATAGGAGCTTGGTATTTGAATATACTTTCTTCCTACTATTATTTTGGAATACGCTTGTACTTTATCTCCATCCCATACATGTTCACAGTTTTCTATTAAATACTGACCAGAAAATCTTTTAGAATCTGCATTATCATTTTTGGTATATATCCTAAGATTGATTATTTTTCCCGAATGAAGTTTAGGATTAAAAGGAACCACCACCATAAACTTTTCTTGAAGTAAACCTTTTCTAAAATCAAATATCTTTCTTCCATCTAAATTTTCTTTTCTTCCTGTTTCAGTTTCATCAAATTGAAAAAACCTTGCAGATGTGTACTCTATTTCATCACTATCTAATATAGGATAATCTAAGTTACTTTTTTCAGGATAAGTAGTAATACTATCATCATTTGCATATAAAGTACCATCTTCTCTTTTTATCTTAAATAAGTGTCTTGATCTTTCGGGCCAATAATATTTAGGATCAAGTGTCCACCTTTTTAATAAGGTTGTTTGATTATATTGGGACTTCTCTCCTTCGTTCTCACTAACTCCTGTATTAGCTATATATTCTATTTCAGCAGCTTCTTCTTTTATAGACATATTATAAAAGCTTCTAAAATGAAATTCATTATTAGAAGTAGTAAAACAATAATATGGAGTATTTTTTGCATCTCTAGAAAAAGCATTTGGAAGAAGCATTTCCTCTATAAACTTTGCATCTGTTTGATATAGTTGATACCAATAATCTTCATTCCCTGTTCCATTTATTTCTGTTTTACTAAAGTTATATTTTTGAGATAGTTTATCTATTATTTTAGAGATCCTGTCTTTATGTCCTAGACTAACTGCAGTTTGTTGATTTTTCCATTCATGTTCTCCATATACTACTACTTTTCCAGATAAATATCCTGGATCTAGAATTTCATCTAAGTTGTCTTTTTGAATAACATAACTACAAGAATTAAGAACATCTTTAGTTCCAAGTTCTACTTTAAATACACTTCCAGGAGAAAATACTAAACTTTCTTGAAAAAGTCCTGTCATATCATTAATTTCTAAAAGACAATAAGAATATAAGTTATATATAGAATCTACTATAGAAAAAGAAACATTATCAGTTTCTACTTCATTCTTTTTCTCGTTGAGATATAAATTTACAACATAATAGTCTTGAAAAGTACCCATTTATTAAACTCTATACTTATAATAAAAATTCTCTAAGTTATCTAGCATTGGTAATTTAATTTGTCCTCCTACTTCTTCATCATATACAAGCCCTATATTATTTAACCATAGAACTAGATCATCTAGTTCAGATATTCTATATTTGTTATACATTAGTAGATCAGGTCTTTGAACATCTATAATAGTTAGATCATTTTCTAAATATGTTCTACTATACTGGAATTTTTGTACAGGAATAGTAAAAATATCTTTATAATATGTTCCCTCATCACTTCTAGTTGATGAATCTGTTGCTAAATCATATCTGGATCTCATTCTTTGCCCTCCGAAATTTTAAGCACTTGCACTACTATGAAGAAGGACTTCACCTTTAGTACCAGTGTATACTGATTGAATATCTAAGTTTATTTTACACCACATAGGGTACCCTCTATCATCAGTTTCAGTTGCCCATGTAGGTTCTGCTTTTTTTATTATTGCCTTAGGTAGTCTTACAATTTGACCTATTTCTATAGAATAAACATTAAATCCTTCATCTTTATTAATAAGTGCTGCTGCTGTTGGTCCTGGAGCTACTAAAGTGTATTTAGATATTTTTTGAAGTACTTCTCCAAATCCATCTTGTCCTATTTCAAAATTGCCAGTGTCTGGAAGAGGAATAGCTATTAGTGTTTCTGCAGGCTTAACAACTTGTTCTAACCCATTCACATCTGTTTTATCAACATGAAAAGTTACTGTTACATTTAGTGTTATAGGATCTGTTCCTTCCCATACATGTAATCCTAAAGTTACAATTTGCCCTCCAAATTGCATTTTTCCCTTTGTTGCTTGTGCTAATACAGCTCCTAACATATCTAAACCTTTAGATATCGTTCCTCCCTGTTTCATTATAGGGCCAAAACTTGAATTAAGATTTACAGTAACTGGTTCATCTAGCACCATAGGCACAGGCACTACATTTTTTTTATTTTGGTGAATTCTTAATAGTTTTCCACTGGGTATAAAAATACCGTTTCTTGTTGACACTTAAAATACCTCTACCATTCCGTTTTGCATTATATTCCCCGGACTAAATCTATTAGTGAAATTATTTTGAATAACTTGTCCAGCTTCTCCACTACCTAGTTTATCTCTTACTTGCATAAGAACATTTAACATTTGATTTTCTGCTTGAGTGCTTCTATTAGAAGAGTTAAGAATTTGATTCATTGTTCCATCATCAAAAGCTTTAGTGCCAAATATAGTATCTTTCGGATTTGTTTTAACTACTTTTCCACTCTTAGTAATGATAAAATCATCCATAGGAAGATAATCTTCTCTTTTAATACTAAGTCCTTCTATTATGTCTTTGTCTACATATTCACCTTTTTCAAGCTTATCCTTAACGAATTGAGCAAAGGATTTTCCTTCGGCTTGCCCATATCTTCTTCTTGTAGCAGAAAATTGTTTATACTCATCTGATTGTTTTAATAGAGCTGCAGCTTCACTTTGTTTGTATTCAGTAAATCTTTCTCCAAAACTTTCTTTCCCTCTTAGCATTGCCCAAAGATCGTCAGCTGAAAGAGTTTTAAAATATCTAAAAAATCCTCCAATGTTATTAAAAAAATCTTTTACCGGCCAAATAAATTTTCTTTTGATCCATAATCCTATTTTATCTATCCAGTCTGAAATTTTTTCTCCTATATTACCAAAAAGATCTTTCATTTTACCAAAGACATTTTTTTCTAACTCCTCTCCAAAATTTATACTAACAGCTGTTTCATCATACTGATTTTTTGCTTCCGCTATTATTTTTTTAAATTCTTGTTCAGTTATTTCTCCCGCTTCTAGTGCTTGTTGAGCTTTTTTGTATTGCTCTACGTATCGATCCATAGCTTCTTCTTTTCGTTTTTTCATCTCTCTTTCTTTCTTCTTTTTGTCACCAAACAAAAAAGAACGAACAGACTCAGCAGTTTCTCCTAGGTTTTCCCAAAATTGATCTCTCCTTTCTCTTTTCATTTCCTTTACTTTCATATACTTTTCAGCTTCTTCTTCTGTCATGCCTCTAAGTTGTAACTTTTGAAAAGTTTGTCCGAGACCTTCAAACCACCCTCTTACTTTAGATTTACCTTGTTTTTCGTATTCTTCACCCATTCTTTTGGCACTTGCTGTATATGTACCGAATAGTTGCCACATATTTGCTGAGTTTGCTCGAAGTTTCTCCATTGTTGTATCAGCTTCTTGAACTCTTTTATCCATGTCCTCCATTACTTTATCTACATTTTTATCCCATTCTTCATCATAAGCCTGTCTATGAATCTTAACTGCTGTTTGAACAGTTTTCGCTATTCCTCCAAGAGCTGCGCCTATAGCCGCTCCAATAGGTCCTCCTATAGCCATCCCCATTCCTGCCCAAGCTCCTGCTTGTTTTAAAATTCCACCTCCTGCATTTTCAACAGAAATGTTATCTGGGTTACCTATTAAAACAGTTTGTATGCCTTTCCATATATCTCCATCTTGAAGCATGCCAATACCTTCAGTAATATCATCCCATTTAAGAGCTGCAAAAGCCGCAAGCCCTCCTAACCGAGCTCCTTTTCCACCTAACAATCCTCCAAGTAATCCAGCTCCGCCTCCTAATATTCCTTTAAGTTTACCAAAAAGTCCGCCCTTTTCTCCTACCATTGTTTCTTCAAAAGATTCTTCTACGCCTTCTAATTTATCTCCTATATAGACAGCAGCAGTTCCAGATGCTCCAGCTTTAAGAAGAGCCTCTCTTCTATTTAATACTCTATCTGCCATAGACTCAAATAATTTATTATTTTCCTCTTGCAGTCTTTCATCTTCTACTTCTTCTTCAGTAAGAAATGTATTTATATTCGATACAAGACCTTTTAAAAATCCCAATCTTTCATTCACTTCTAAGAGCAATCTTTCATTACTTTCTAGTTCATCAGTAGAAGGAGAAGGAGTACTTACTTTGGATAGTACAGGAGGTCTACCTGTTTGTGTTGTATCAATATCAGACATATTTTGTATTCCTCATAATATATTAGTAATTCTTACTGTTTCATAAGAGGACATTGAGCTGGATGTTTTTTCATATATTCTTCTATAAATTTAACTCTTTCTCTTATAATATGAGATGGCATTTCCATGTATTCAAAATATGTTTCAGAAAAGTTACTGTTCCCCAAATACAACAGTATATCCATCATCGTTTTCTGCCTCCATGGACGGTACATAGTCCAGAGCTCGAAATTGAAACCTCCTTGTAACTTCTTCTTTAGTTATAGGAGAAATAACTTTCATCTCTTCTTCGGGACCAAAATGAACATCTTCTACTATCTTCTCTAATTTCCCTACTATATGTAAAGGAAGCTCAGAATAATATTTTAATCTCTGTTCGTTATCTTCAAATTTTGTATCATTTATTCTTAGAAATAGAAGCATATTTTGAAGAGCAAGAAAGTCTTTATTACGTTGTCCTCTGTATGTTAAATATTCCTTATAAACTTTAGGATCTATTTTTCTTTGTTGTACATTAGGGTTATTTTTATTGGCTATATTGTAATCAATATCGTTTTTTAAAGAAGAAAATTTATTATCCTCTTCAAAATATTTTTCTTCGATAAATTTTTCAGTAGTTACAATATCTCCCACTCTTGGAAGCCTAAATACATATTCATTTTTATCATTTATGATCTTAATTGGTTCCTTAAATTCAGCTGGAAGGTTTTCTGTATCTATATTAACTATTGGTATATTTATAGTCACATCGTCTTTTCCCTTTCTAATATTTTCAGCTTTCTGTTCGTTAATAACTCCTTTGTCAATGCCAGCGTCTATCTCTTCTTCTTCCCAGGGATAAGGATAATCTTTTATATAGGTTCCCCACCAGTTTAGATAGACATTTAACATTATCTCTTCTAATTCTTTTTGATGAAGAAGACTAACATCTACATCTTCCCATATCATTCCATCTATTACTTTTAAAATAGCTTCTATAATAACATCATTTGAGGACTGCGCCAAATCTAAAGCGTCTTGACCTGAATAATTCCGAATATGAATTACTTTAGGCATTGAAAGCTTGCCTGCACTACTTAGCTTTATTGGAATATGACTACTAGGAATTTTATCTTTTTGAACAGGTTTCCTACTCTTTACTTCATTTTGTTCTTCATGTTCGTCATCTACAAAAATATCGCTCATTTATACTCTCCTAATTTAATTATTATCTCACATCTAAAGGACCTGGGAGGGAATTAGAAACAAAAGGTACTTCTTCATCTACACTATCCGCTGTAAATCTAGCACTGATTTTTTTTCCTTCCCCAGACTCGTAGTCCAAATCTATATCATCTATGCCTAATATCAGCATATTTTTAAAATCAAAAGCTTTTACTGTTTCATACACTGCAAGTCTATTAAACGCATTTATAATAGGGGCGTTGTTTTTAAATCCCTGCAAATGAAGGAGGCCATTTTTAGTATGATTTCCTCTTTTAAATGTTCTCCATGTTTTATCAAAAATAGAATCAAACCATTCATTTAAGTAGTCCATAACGTCAAAATCTTTAGTTTCTAAAAATTCTATTGTAAATTCTTCCTCAGGTGTATACTCTGTTAGATATTTATGTCCTGAGTTATATGTTTCTGCTTGAAGTTGTATAAAAGGTAGAGTTATAGTTTTAACTAAGAAACGAATATCCGGGTTATCCTCAAAAGAAAACTCCCATAGAGTCGGGTTCCAATAATCATATCCTTGAACTTTCTGTAAAGACAAAAAATCCTCCTATTATATTAGTAATAACAGAAGGATTAAAAACTTTTTTAAATAAAACAACTTTTATAGTTTATAATAATGTATCGTCCATATTCATGTATCCCATTGTAATAGTAGTTGTAATAGGATCACCACTTGTATAGTCAAAGCTTACATCTCCTACTCCTTTACACCAAGCCCCCTTAAACGTCCAGCTTCCAAAATTAGGAAGAGGAATACCACTTGGATCAATGGCCCAAACAGTAACATCTGTTCTATTATTAACTGCAAGTGTATCAGGAGCAATAGCTCCAGTTGCTACATTTTGAACTGAGTTTCTCCAACCTACAAACATTTTATATACTAGATAGTTTCTATCTACACGAACATCAAATGTAAATTCTTTTGGATCGTCTAGTTTACCACTAGGTTTAGTAATCCTTTGAGTTTTATAATGAACTTCATATTCTCCAGTAGTAATTCCTGGAATAGTTACATTTTGAACTCTAAGTAACATATTTTCAAGTTCGCTTAATATTGGAATGGGTATAAATGACATTTCAAATAAATTTGTAAATGCATCATCACCAAGCGCAAATACTTTTTCAATCATAACTTCTTTTCTCCCTCTATATTATATTAGTAAATCTTATGATGCTATCAATTCTTGAATATCGACATTTTGTCCTACATTAGTAAATCTAAAAGTAATCGTTTCACTGTAAGGAGTAACTTTTACAAATAAATCATATATAAACTTTCTTTGACTGAGAGCGTTAGCATCATTATTGTTTTCATTACATACAATAGCATAGTCTGCTAAAAGGCCTTCTGCTAGAACAGGATCAACTAAAAGTCTACCTTTGGAAGAAGCTAGTCTTCTATGGTAATCATCATTAAGTTTAACAATCTGATATACAAGAACCTGTCTAACAACATTCGATATAATATAGTCAAAAAGTCTTCTATGAGCAATCCATGAAGTGTCACTTAAGTTACCAGGACTTTGAGCAGTTCTTTGTGAAGCAATCATTACGCCATATCCAGGATAATATACTATTGGGTTGATACCATTTTCATCTAGTGTTTTAAGTTCGCTTTCTGTAGGATCATACTTCATTTCGAGTATACCAGGTCCTAATTGGCCTCCATGGTTATTTTCATCGATCCAGGCAGGAGCTCCACCATTAAAAATATCTGCCATTTGAGCTAACTTAACGCCAACTCTTCCTATTAAAGACGTCCAGAAACTTGAGTTATTATATGTATCTTTTACTCTTGCAGAATTCCAATAAAAGGCAAGCCCGCTGTTATTTATACTATATCCTTGTTTTGTGGTTACAACATCTGAGGCACTATCTGTACTTGGAAGCGGCATAATATAAAAAGCATATTTCTGATAAGTGTTTCTAAGAGTATTAAAGGTAGTAGGTATACCATCATCTGTCGTGGGATCCATAAATATTCCAGTGGGATAAGTGCTTGAATTCTTAAAATAATCCCATCCGGTATTTAACTCTGTAATAGTAATTGCACTTCCTCTATCACCTTTTTCAAAAGCTACAATAGATGTGTCATCAGTAAAAGGAGCTAAATCTAAATCACTATTAACTACAACTTGAACATAATCATTATCTTCAAGTACTTCTCCTATATATATATTTTCTCCAAACCCATTTGTTTCACCTTCTGTTAAGGAAACTTCATACTCTTCTAGTTCAGTGTAAGTAGTTCCACCGTCTTCTGTTTCATAAAGTGTAATAGTAAAAAATCCATTATCAGAATCTCTTTCTACAGTTACTCCTAACCAATCAGTACAAGGACTTCTAGAAGTTAAAACAAACCATTCATTATCGCTATTAAAAGAATAATCTGAAAGACTATCAGGATCAATTCCAGTACCTAAAGCTTCTGTTCCATTTTCTGTTACTAAAACTCCACCTAATAAAGCAGTATCATCATAAGGAGCGGAAACCCAAATATCATCTTGATAACAAAATTGAATTGCCTCCCATACATCTGGATATGTTGAAGAAGGTTTGCCAAAAAGTTTTAAAAGTCTGTTCTCTTCCCCTTTATAAATCTTTACAGGTTTAACAGGCCCTCTTCCAGCTCTAATTACCATTGCTCCAGTTGTTAGAGCTTGACCTTGTACTGTTGAAGATCTATCTATTTCTTTGACGTTCAGACGCCAGCTTCCAGTTATTGTTCCCATATGTTTATCTCCTTCTATAATTTCTAATCTATACTGTCTATAATATTAGTAACCCTTTTTATTGAAAGTTGTTTACTCCACTTCTTCAGTTAAATGATTTATTACAAACTCATATGTTTCGTCATAGTCTGTTCCTTCAAATTCTTTAGAATAAGCAAAGTTAAATAATAGAGTTTCTGGTATTGTTACATCTGCGTTTACATCTAAAGCCATAGTATTAATTGTAAATGGAATTGTAATACTATGAATTTTATTTTGATCTAACCAATCTTGCTCATTATATTCTGGCTCGTATTGAATATTATCGTATCCTAATAAAGCAGGAAAAGCTAATTCTTCATCTTGATCAGCTATTTCTATTGAAGGTTTTAGAATAGTTTTATTGTCAGCATCATATAATATTTGAGTTACTGCATACCTCATGTCATAGTCTTTATGATACCAAACTGTAGCCTCATATGTAATATCAAAAGGTTTATATCTTACTTTTGTTTCATATTGATAAATATAAACTCCTTTAGTATATCCAGTAGCATTCCACCAAGTTCTATCTCCTGGTTGTACATCAGTTATTCGAAAATTTAAAAAGGGTAAACTAAGAAGACCGTTATTATCATCAGATCTTTTTCTAAAAGCATAGGCATCTGAAGCATATACTATTCTATTTATATCATCGTTGAATAAATATCCAGCAAAATGATTTATAAGAGTAAGGTCAAGAGAATAAAATATGTTTAAATAGTTTTTATTTTCATAGAAGTTTGGCATACTATATTAGTACTGTATTTTTTGAACAAGCTGAAAGTATGGAATAGCTTCATGATAATCTTCAAAATAGTTACTAAATATTTGTCCCATTTTAAAAAACATCTGCATATCATTATAGTTAACTATATGATCTTTTACTAGGTTCAACCATATATTTTTTTGGATTTCATTCCAAGTTTGAAGATCACATCGTTCTAAACCTTCTAGTATAGTAGAAGTTATTTGAGCATATTCTTGATTATTAGAGTACATTATACAAGCCATCTAAAATTGTATCCCAAAGCTCAAACTAAATTGAAGAGGGTATCCGAGTTCTACTCCTAAAGAAACAGCTTCAAAAAGTAGAATATACGGGTGCCCTCTAAATGTAAGAAGGGTATCTGAATCATAAAACATAGCCCCTCCATTTATATTAATCCCCCATTTAAGCGGGGTAGGTTTAACTTTTTCTTCTAAAAGATCTTGTGTCTTTTTTAATTCTACTTTAAGGTTTTCTATAGTTTGATTAGACTCTTTTAATCTTTGTTTTAGCTCCTCTATTTTTGCTAAAAGTTTTTCCTCATCTTTAAGTTTCTGTTCTAGATCATATCTTTCTCCCCAATAAAGTTCTGATACTTCAATAAGAAGTTCTTTCATTTCTTTTTTATCTTTCGGTATATCTATAGATATTTCTTTATTGTACGGAGTATCTATAACTACAGTTTCTTGTGCTATAAGAGGAAGAGAAAATATAAACAATAAAAAGGCAAAAAATAAACTTTTATCCACCATCACTTCCTGTATTAAATATATCGTCTGCTTTTTTATCACGTTCTTCTTTATTATTATCTATAGTATCGGTATTCTTCTTTACATCATCAACTGTGCTATCAGTAGATTTAATAGTTCCATTGTTCTTTTTTATTTGTTCATCAGCTTCTTTTATAGCTTCTTCATTGTTCTTTTTCTGTTCTTCTACTTTTTGGAGAAATTCTTCTTGAGATCCAGTTCTTCCTCCTACAAGACGAGTAATAAGAAGGACTAGTACACCTAATCCTCCTACTATAAATAGCCAATATTTTTTAATAAAAAGAAGTATTTTTTTCATATAATTATTAGATTTCTTTATCTAATCCCATATATATACCTTCAGCTAAAAATAAATTTTTATTTACTATAATAGATGCTATATATTGACCTAAATCATGTAAATCAGCAGGGTCTCCTGTATGAAATTTATTAATAGTTTCTATCATATTTTCTATACTACTTAAAATCATAGGGGAATAACTTTGTTCATCTAATTCTTTTTTATCATTAAAAAAAACTTTAATCTTATCACCTTTTTCCAAGATAACTTTTGTTCCATCTTCTTGAGGAATAGTAACTTCTTCTTCTATCTCGATAATAGTTTTTTTATCTTTTGTTTCTTTCATAATTTACTCCACTTTTTCTTTTGAAAAATTATTAGCAAATGTTAGAACAGCATTTTCTACAGCAGTAACTTCCGGCATAGATCCACATTCTACATTAACATCAAAAGAACCGTTAAGCATTATCTTTTCTACTTCTTGTGGTTCCTCGGAATCTTCACTGTAAACATAATCCATTCCCTTAGTAACTGTAAATCCCCCGCTTACTCCTGCAAAATTAACAGTAAAATTTACTTCAGATGCTTCTTTAAGTTCTTGATTTTCTTTTAAATTTTCTTTTTCTTCGCTTGGAAATATTTCTACTTTATCTCCTTTTTCAAGAATGATCCTAGTACCAGGTATTCTTACATCTTCAGTAACTTCAACAACCTGTCCTTTTACTTCTTCTTTATTTTCAGTTTTTTCAACTCTCATTACTTTATCTCCTTTTTATATTAGTAATAAATTTCTAAATTACTTTTCTCCTTTATTTTATCTCTCCTCTATCTTTTAAATACAATATTACCATTTTAAAGTCCTTATTTTTTCTTATTACTCCTTGCCTTATCCAGTTAAAAACTAAATCCATTTTATCATTTCTTGGTTCATCTAGTTTAAAAATCAAATCTTGTGATAACATCTATCCTCCTAGTAAGTTTTTTTATTTTTTTTGATTTTTGTTAGTAGGAGACCTCCTTTTTTGATTTTCGTTATCTTCACCAAGTTTTTTATCTAAGTAAGAATCCATTCTTGAGTATAACTTCCAGCATATTATAACATATATTACTATTGAGATACTCCCTCTTATAAAAACATCCCAACCTCTTTCTATTTGTGAGTTATAAATTTTATCACTCATTCCAATATAGGTATATGCATAATGAAGTCCATAAATAAAAATAATAGCTATGATATTTCGAGGCTTATCTTTTTTAAGTATCTCTAACATTCTACCTAAAATATAAACAAACCCTAAAGTAACAAAGGCAGAGCCAAACAACATAACTATAACATCGAAAAATTGTATAACAACATCTTTAAAAGCTATTATTAAAGTTTCCATATAATATTAGTAAAGGTGAACTGGAACTTTATCACCTTTTATTGGAGAGAACATGAATTTTTTTATAAGAATTTTTTCTCCACTAAAATCATATTCTTTTTCTAATTTTTTACAAGTTCCTTTTTTAATATATGCAATAGTAAAGTGGGGTTTATATTCTGGAAAAGTATTACTATTTGGTAGTTTTTCCTCTATTAAATAATGCAGTTTTTCTAATTCTGGGGATATTATATCTATTTTTAGAACATCATAAGGTTTATCTTCTATTCTAAAAGAACTAATTCCTCCTAACATTATATGAAAAGTTTCAAGTTCATTTCCATATATGATATTTTGAACATCCTCAGGAGTTACTTCTTCATGTAGTCCATATAGAACTGTTATATGAGGTTCATCTTCTCTTCCATATGAAGAATCATCTTCTTCTGTGTATATTAAAGAATTAGGAATAAGAGAATTACAATATTGTAGGATATGTTTTTGATGTGGTAAATCTATTTGAGTAGAATGGTAGTCATAAGTAATATTTTCTTTTTCAGTGAGCTGTTTCATTATGATCATTTTGTTTTTATTCCCTACTTGCTAAATAACTTTCTTTATCAGCTTTTAAACCTTCTATTTCATCTTTAATATCATCTATTTCTCTTTTCATAGACTCTTTAGTATCGTCATCTTCTCCTATCATATCTTGTTGTAATTCTAATACTTCAGATTGTAGATCTAAAATATCTGCTTCTATTTCTTGTACATAAGGGTCTTTTTCTTCAATAAATCTCATTTATAACATCCTTTTAACTATCGGAAGAAGTAATTTAATAACAGTGTTAGGTATTGGTAAAGAATCAGGATTATTTTCTACTTGATCTAACATTTGTTTAGCATAAGCCCGATTATATATAAAATATTTTTCCATTGGACCTGCAGGAGTATCCACTAAAATAGCTCCATCTTTTTTAACATCCATAACTACATCCCCAAATATATGTTTGATATGAGGAATTACAGTTTTTACAAACATCTTAGGAGCTAATTTAAATTCTTTATTTGTAAACTTTTCTAAAGCCTGAGCAAGCCTTAAAGTCATTACTCCCCAAATAGGTTTATTTCCTATTTCATTCATCATTTCTTTTACGCCATTTAGTACTTTTTTAGGAGATCCATAAGATGCTACTAGTTTTACCAAACCACTCCTTTGTTCTCTTACAGCTACTCCACCTTCAGATGTTCCAAAAAATGTCCAACCTTGGGCCCTAGATTCAAAACGGCCCCTATCCCAAGAAACTCCAGTAGCTTTTTCATAAGATGATTTAAATTCATTATATAGTTCATCTATTTCCCCAGGAGTTAAATCCCAAAAGTTAAAACTTTCTCTTAATATATCTTCTTCAAGAAACTCTAAATTTAAAAGTCCATCAACAATAGAATCTATTGTATTTTCTGTAAAATTTTGAGGTGGTTCTTTTGTAGGAACAAATCTATTACCTGATTTTATTTCTCCCTGTTTCCATGTACCTCTACCAGTCCACCTACCATTCGTCCAAAGACCATCTTCCCATATTCCAGCATCGAATACTCCACCAAGGAAATTTCCATATTCCCAAGTACCATTTAAAAATTCACCTTGACGCCATTTACCTTTTTTCCAAGTTCCATCCTCCCATATATGACCCCACCATTCACCTCTTTTCCAAATTCCACTGTTCCAAATAAACTCATTACTATCTGTTATAGTAAAAATAGCATCTTGAAAATCAGCTTCAAATAACCAAGGAAAATCTTTTTCCATATTATCTAAATTATATTTTTGAACATTTATTTTTTTTGCCCTCCCATGAAATTTTTCAAGTGCAATCTCAGCCATATTTGCTCTACCTGCTGCAACTTCATAATTTTTAAGAGGATTCCAGTTAGTTATAAGTTGTCCAGTGTCTAAATCTGTAAGAGCATATTCAAAAGGAACAGCTGTATCATAAGCATAAGAAACTAACACATTCCCATCATGATTACCAGTAAAAACAATACCGTATACATTTTTAACTGTAGGTCTCCCATTTTTAACAAATTTATCTACAAATATTGAAACTGCTAAATGAGCAGAATACGTTGGATCATCAAATGTTTTTTCAAGATCTTTAGACATATCAAATAATTCTGCCGGCATTTGAATAATATCTTTATATATATGGTAATGTTCTATCAGTTGATCAACAAGAGTATATTTTTTTCCAAAGACATCATCGGCGAGGTTATAATCAAATATTAGAAGATTTTTAGGATTTATTTGGCATTTTAAAAGAGCATTTCCATAATGTGACATTTCTGCACGAGTTTGGGAAGCTAGATCGTATGTAAAATACCAACCCTTTCCGTACATTTCGCCCCGTCCTGGTTCAAATCCATGATCTATAATAGGTTGAATATTTTCCTCTCTAGTCCTGTGATATGCTACTAATCTAGAACCCTGTTTAGTAAATTTTTCTTGGAGATCCTCTTTTTTATTATCTAAAATTTTCATTATATTTTCAGTTCCTTTTTATAATCTTTTAGCATCCTAAAAGCTCTTTTCTTCCAATTATCTCCCCCACCTGCTTTTTCAGAGGCAAGTCTAAATGTTAAAACATAATTAAAAGCCCTATAGTCAATATCATTAAATGCTGGTAGGGCTTTTTCACAAAATTCAAATACTTCCTCTCTCATTACATCGGTAATATCAGGAATTTCAGCATACATATCATAAAGTGAATCTTTAATAAGCTCTAACATTTCTTCTTTAGAAAAATTAATGGCATATGTCACACCTGCAAGCCTTGATAAAAGAGCAGGTTGCATTTTCGTTTGATTAGAAATAAAGATTATTTTAGAGTCAAATTCAAAATTTTCATCTATTACAATCTTTGTTCCATGAACTTTAGTAGGTTTAGAAATATTTATGTGTCTAACAGGTTTCATATCAAGAACTTTTTTGAGCATATTTATATTCTGTTCATCCTTAAATAATGAATCATTATCATCAAAAAGTAATACTTCTCCACTTTTATTTTGAAAAAGGGCATTTAAAAATCCAGTATATCCTGTTAAGGGTGTATCAAACTTTTTTGGTTTCACACCCTCTTCTTTTAAAACTCTTTCTACTGTTTGTGTTTTTCCTGTCCCTGGTTTTCCATAAATAAGCAATCCTGGTTTAACAGGTGATCCTTGAGCTATAAGTCGAACATCTTCTTCCATCTCATCAAGTATTTGTTTAGGAGGAGGGTTAACAGCTTCATTATATAAGGTCTGAAGATCAGGATCAAGAGCTATTTTTTCATTAGCTACTCCCTTTTGAACACTTATACTTGGCACATTTCCCGCATTAACACCAAAGTTGCCCTCTTTTAAAGCTTCCTTTATGTTATATTGAAGGGCCCCAATAGTAATCTTAGACTTGGCAGAACCATATTTATCTCTAATATAACTAAGAAAAACTGGAATCATATTTTGATAACTAAAAGTTTCATTTTGAATCTGTTGAAGATAAGCAGGATTGTCTTCTAACCAAGATATTGTCATATCTAACAATGTAACTCTTTCTTCCAACTTATCTTTGTTCCAATTGCTACTCTCTTCCCATCTATGATATTCTCCTGTAAGAACATCAACAATTTGATTTATAACTTGAACAATATTATATCCTTGAAGATTAATATTTATTGAAGGAGTTGTTTCTTCTATACTATCATAAACATCAATAGAATGGAAAATATCCCCTTTACTTAAAAGGAAGTTAAATCTAATAGCTCTATCTCCCATAAACCCAATAAATCCTTTAAATTTTCCATATTTACTACTAAATATTTCTGGGATAGGAGAAACACCAATCGGTACATTTAATCTTCTACTGATAACATTAGCGGTTTTTTCAGCTACAACATAGGCTGATCCTGCTTTAAACTGAGCTTCTTGTATCTTCATCTTTTGAAGTTCCTTTTTGTGGTTAAAATCTTTTTTTATAAATTTCACTTTTATCTCCTATTAGTTATTCCTATATATTATACAATATATTAGTTAAATTAAACCTCTTTTACGAAGCTTGCTTGAAAGCATACTTGCCATGGGATTTATAAAAAATTTAATCTGCCTCAGTAGCCCGTATGTATGTTTGTCCAGAAATGCCCCTCCATCTCCATGTAAACTAGGAGCATTCCATCTCTGGGGCTTTCTGTCTTCAGGATATATGCTCCCGTCAATCTGAGAAATCCAATAGTTTATTCCTTGAAGTTGGAAGGAAGGTGAAGTATTAAATATTTGAACATTACTTACTTCTAATATTTCTTTCATTTCTTTAGGTCCCACTTTTTCCCCTTCAAATACATCTAACCAACTAAAAAAGTCGAGTATTCTTATCTGTATTTCATAGGTACGTGATCTATTTCTTTTTAGATCTAAAGTATCAGGATCAATCTCTCCCTTTGGCCCACTATAGAATCTATAACTACTGTCTATATTATCATTAGGATCTTTTCCTCCTAATTCAGTTGCTTCTGTTAAAAAAGCAAAAGTAGCTGATTTATCTGCTTCATCGATAAAACAATCCACAAGTTTAGCTGTAGTATTTTCAGCTCCCATGACTCTGTTTCTATCTTTTCTCCAAGTTGCTGTGAAATCAGAAACATTGCCTTTATCTGCAAGATCGTATAATGTAACAAATTCAAAAAGATTTTGATTAAATTGTACAAGAGGTTTAATATTTTCTTTTTCTACACTTTCAAATACTTTTGTAAAATCTTTTTTACTAACAAATCTATCCCCTGCTAAATTTACTGGAACTATAAGAGATCCTCTTATTTGTCCATTGTAGTCTTCTATATCCATAGGGGGAGTAAAAGTAGTTTGTCTATCTGTACCATGAAATAAATCTGATCCGCTAAATATATGAGCAACCCATGGAAAATTTTTAATACGATAGTTAGTAACTGGCATAGTTTTTCTGTAACTGTCGAACCAAATAAATAAAATTTTATAACTAGATATTACAGCTCTATTTATTTTTACGTACTTAAATTCCGATAACCCTAAATTTTTCTTTAATATTTCTCCATGTGTCATTACACTAACTCCATAATTACGGCATGTCCAGAAGTATCAATCACTTCAAAATTCATATCTTCATAAAAACTTACCAAATCCACTATATCAATATTTCCCTCATTAGAATAAGCTGCCAATCTTATTGGTGTATTTTTATATTCCTTTTTTATCTCCGCAAGTTCTTTATTTAAAATTTTTCTCGCATATCCTTGTCTTCTATATTTTGGATATACATAAACTAAATTAATTAAAACATAACTTTCACCTGTATTAAAATCTTCTTCTAAACTATAAGAAACATATCCATACTTATCCAAGTTTTCTTCTTTCATCAAAAACATTATAACTGCTCCTGTGTATCAGTATAATTTTCTATAACATCCTGTACAACCGAAGGAAGTACTCCATTATAAGGAGCACAATTAAAGGAAATATTTGTAAGATGTCTAACAGATATACTTCCTATTAATTCTGAAATTCGTAGAACCCAAAGATAAACATTTTCCACATCTTTCATTTCATCATATATTTTATGAATAAGGAAATCACCTTTTTCTATATTATCCGCCCATTTAGCATACCCTTTTATTGGAAGAATATCATATAGAAATGTATTATCGGTTTGTATTTGACTTGGAGTAACTACATCCGTTCTTAATCTTGTTAAAGGGATTTCGTCTGGAATATCCAAAGATACGAAGACAATATCATTGCTTATCATCTCCATTTCTTCATCACCATACATATTCTCTGTAGCTTTGATACGAATAACATTTCCTTCAAAACCAGTGGTATGTACGGCGTAATCTCTTATTTTACGCCCCCACGAAACAAAATTTTTACTTAGTTTATCTTGAATTGACAAATAAATACCCTACCAATATTCCTAATATTCCTTAAATACTTATAATATTAGTAGGGTTTATTTCTTATTTTTAAGTTTTTTAATTTACAGGCTTTCTTTTCTTATAATCCATACTCCCCATAACAGCTTTTTGATAATTTAGTCTGTTGTCTAGAGAAAGAGACTTGAGTTCACTTCTCATATTAAAAGAAATTTGTGTTAGGGTATTATCCATTCTTTTCCAAAGATCTAATAACCTTTGATAAAAGGATATTTGCTGTTGAACTCTAAATAGTTTACTTTGCCATTCTTTATATTCTTCTTTATATCGAACTCTTACTTCTATTTCTACTTCTTTTACTCCTACTTTTACTGATCTACTTTCTATTTCTCCTTGCATCTCTTTTCTCATAGCTGAAAATTTCTCATCCCACCATTCTTCATAGTCCATTTCTACTTGTTTTAACTCTGTTTTCTTTCTATTATACTCCGCTATAAGCATAAGA